AAAGCTCCAGAGAATAACTATCCTGGGTTAAATCTTGTAAATGCTCTTGATATTCTAGAAAATGATATTTCTTCTAGAAAATTCACAGGACATGATGCTCTGAAAATTGTTTCGGACCTTATCGGCTCACTTAATGAAGTACATGCTGATATTCTCAAAAAAATCATCAATCGTGATCTCAGGATTAATGTTGGTACTACACAAATAAATAAGGTTTGGTCGAATCTTATTACTAAACCTGTTTATATGCGATGTGATGTTTACGGATCGAAAACATCTAAGAATATCAAATATCCAGCTTTGGTTCAGTTAAAGGCTGACGGAACGTATAGATCGTTTTTCGTTCAAGATGGTTCAGTTTCTAGTACTTCAAGATCTGGTGAATCTTATGATTACCCAATCATTTTTGAATCTATGAAGGATTTTCCAAACGGTGTTTATACCGGAGAGTTAACAATTGCTGGCTATCCCGATCGTGCTAAGGCTAATGGATTGATCAATTCTCTTAATCCACCTCATGAGAGTATTATTCTAGATCTTTGGGATTATATTACACCGGAAGAATACAGTTCAGCTGGCAAAAAAGATAAAAAGAATCCTTGTTTGACTAAATATAATGAACGATTTAATAAGTTAAAGGAAATTATCCAAGGTTCATCTAATACTAATATTAGAGTTATTGATACTCACGAAGTAAATTCTCTAAAGGAGGCTTTGGAAATCACTTCTAAATATATGAAAGATGGATACGAGGGTGCTGTTCTTAAGGATAAATCCGGCGTATTCAAAGATGGAACATCTAAGGAACAATTAAAACTTAAGCTGAAAATTGATACAGAAATGCGAATTCTTTCATTCCAAGATGGATCTATCGGCACAAAGCGTGAAGGAAAGATTGGATCAATCATTTTTGGCAATGATGAAGGAACTATTAAGGGTCGTACATCTGGATTCACAGACGAACAATTAGACGACATGACTATGTTCCCAGAAAAATATATCAATAAAATTATGACAGTTGAATTTAACGATTTATCTAAAGCTGATGGGAATGATTATTATGCTTTGTGTCATCCGAGATTCATAGAAATCAGAAATGATAAAACCGAAACCGATACTTTAGAAACAGTACTTAAGCTTCGGAATATGGCTATGGAATTAGAATGAGACTAGAACCTTACATTATAGCAGCTAATTTTTATGAAAAACATAGACCTTTAGGAAGTTTTATCGTTAAAGAATATCTTAAACAGAATGGAATAACAATTTATGATGCTAGATTATATTCTAGTATCATTAAAAACGAAATTGATATTATCCAAGATATTCAAGATGAGAAAATTTATATTAAGCAGCTTAATAATGGGAATATTCAAAATCCAGATGATTTAAAACATGTTGAAGTACTCATTAGTAAAGAATTTATTAGCAAAATAAACACAGATAATGGAAAAGATATTCTTAAAGATTTTAACAATAAAGAACAAATAATCGAAACGGTAGATTTAATTTCCAATGTTGCATATAAGTACCAACTGAAGTATGCATCATTAATTTTTGATGTAATGATTGATGATGAAGCTTTATGGGATGAAGTTATCGTTCACTAGTATGTCAGAAATTGATAAAATCTTAACAAAAATCAATATAATATACAAGTCAATTGAAATATATAAGAATTCTATTTCTAAAATTAAAGATAAGGATTTGATTTTTCAATTTAAATTAAATATTGAAAAAGAAAATGAAAAGTTGTTAATCTTAAAGGGAAAATATCCCGAATTATTCATATAAGGAAAAATATGTTTTTTAGCAAAAGTAAACGAATTGAAACAATAACAGACGATAATATTATCATTACTGAAATTTACAAGAAATCTGGTCGAACATTTCAGTTGTTCTGTGATTCTGTGAAATCAAAAGGAACAATTGGGAACAATATTAACTTCTGTTTGAAAATGCTAACAGATTCTGGTTTTGCGTTAATCATTGATAACAAACAAATGCAAATTGCAGAGCCGAACATGGCAGATGGAAAAGAAGCTGTTCTTAAACAGATTCAAGTTGGCTTCGATTTATTTAAAGAATTTGCGGATATCCTATGAGTATTCAAAAAGTACAAATTCTAAGTGCGGAATTTAAGCCAAAGAATGAATATCTTCTGGTTAAACCAACAGATTTAGTTACGGAAGTTGTAACAGAGTCTGGATTGGTTATTTCATTGAAACCACAAAGTTCACTAGAACGACCAACTTCAGGCACTGTTATTAGTGTTGGATCTGATATTAAGGATATTGAAGAATCAGATTTTGTTCTTTGGCCAATGACTGATGGTTTAGATCTAGAATTTCTAGATGGTCAATATGTTCTATTGAGATATAAATCAATTATTGGTTCTAAGAAGAAATGATCGAACAAGTGGAATCACTCCAAGATAGGATGGAAAAATTATCGAAAAAGTTAGATCTTTCAGATGAACTTCTATCTCAGGGTGATTCCATTACAGAATTCGTTCAATCAGAATCTAAAAATATATCATCTGCAAATTATGCTGACATAATGAATATTAGCATAATGTCAGATGATTTTGCTTATGTCAGGGAAACTCTGAAAGAAATAACAGAGAATGCTCGGAGAGTTCAGAACGCTATAACCCTTGAGTTATTAAATCATGATGGTGATAAACGGGCATCTTTAGTTGTTTCATTTGCTGAACTTTCAAGAGCAATAACTGACGCTCAAAAATTATATGTTGATTCATATAAACAAATGAGCGGAACATTGCTTAATTTAGATAAAATCAAAAAAGCTGAAGAATTGGAAAAATTATCTGGACATACTGTCAATAATCTTCATATTCATGGTTCTGAAGCTATTTCGACACTAGAACTAATGAAAAAACTAAAAAAGGAATAAAATGTACAAGGTAAAAAGTGAAATTACTTACAACGGTTGGACTTACAAAGCTGGGGATGAGTTCCCTGATGGTACAGATAGAATGGTAGGTTTGGGATTATTGGAAAAAATTGTTGACTCTTCGAATGCTAAAACAGTTCTAGAGCAAACTCAAACAGATACTCAAACTGAATCTAAAAAGCGCAAGAAAAAGATTACTACTGAACCCGAGAAAACAGAAGAAATTCTAACAGACAATTCTTCTAATATTACAGTTCAGAATTAAATTCAAACCGAATTAAATGAGGCTCTTAATGGGCCTCATTTTTTATGCTACTGATATGGGGCAGGGATCACTCCATTTGGATAATAACTGTTCATCCCAACGTTCAATTTCAGTTCCAGCTTCATTTTTCATATCGCTGTAATTGATTCTCGACCCACCTATTAATGTTTGATCGTATTTACCAGTTACAGTTCCCCACAAAAATTTAGTTTTAGAAATACAGTAACCCTTTATCCATTCATGATTATAAACAAGATCATCTGATTCATTAGCTAAGTATTCGTATTGATAGTGTAAAGCTGCCGCACCAACGAAGTTCTCGAGAACTTTCATCTTTTTAGATAAATGATTGAAGTTATAAACAATATCATCACCGAAAAATCTCTCAAGAACTGATTTATTAGCACTTATAGAAACCAAATTTTCTATAATGTTCCCAATGATACTTCCACCGCCAGTAAAGAATTGTTCTGACCAGATATTTGGTACCAAACCCGCACCAAAATTAACATTAAAATTCAAGATATTCGATCCAGAATTTCCTCTTGAGAGTTTTATGATATTTGTGATTCTATCTGGCATGTCATATGTTCCAGCACCATTTATCTGTAAAATAATAACATCTTCTAATGTGCCATATGCATATTCTGTAAACTTCTGAACAGCATCATCAATAATTTCACCAATTTGAGAATCTGTAACTTCAATATTGATCGTTGGATAACCCAACTGTGATTTAATATAATCTGTTAGTTCTTGTTTACTTCTTATTCTGGACATAATCTTTCTCAAGTATTTAAACTTATTTATATAGTTTTCGAACGTATAAATACAATATGTTCAAAAGTTATAAAGGTTGGTATAAACTAGTTAATTATCAAAAGTTCATAGAACCATTAGATAAGTACATGAATTCGTTCAAAGATAATCACATAAAGTATAAGTCTAAATTAGAATTAACTGCATTTATATACGCTGATACGAATGAAAATATCTCAAAATGGTCAATAGAACCATTTAACATTAAATATACCAAACCAACTGATCAAAAAATTCATCGTTACTTCGTTGATATGTTCTTAGAATTCAAATCTGGGAATAAATTCATAGTTGAAATCAAGCCATTTAAAGATACAATTCAACCAAAGAAACCTGTAACTGAATCATTAAAAAGCTCGATAAGCTATCAAAAATCTCTTATGACATTTTGTATAAATCAAGCTAAGTGGACTGCTGCTAAAAAATTCGCTGAAGATAATAACATGAAATTCATAGTTCTAACAGAAAAGGAATTATACAGAAAATCTACTTAAAACTTCCCCATACATCATCTTCAGTTTTATCAATTAATGGCTTTTGAACTTTCACATTTATAGGATCTGTTTTTATAGTAATTGTATCTAGAACTACTTCTGCTTCGTCGTTCTGTGATATGGCAGTTCCAATCAATTCTTCAAAATAGTGATCCAGAGTATCATAAGGAATGTTAGGAGTTACTGAGATATCGTTAGAATCTAATTCATTTATAAGCTTAAAATCGTAAGGCTTGCATGTTAACTTATAAACTGATTTTGCATCATTAAAGGTGAATAAATTATTCACACCGGGAACTGTTGCATCAACATTTGTTATTTCCATTATTTTATTGTTAGGAAGAATAACCAAATTGTTTATTATTTCGAGAGGGTCGTTAATTGTGTCATTTGGCTTTGGGTCAAAAGAACTTTTAGCAGCATAAAGAACTATATTCTCAAAATTAACTAAACCAAAACTTGTTAGAGAATAATTCCCAGAATCCCAGTCTTCTGTATTCTCAGGCATCATATATATGTCATAAATTTTTGAACTATCTGATTTTAGATGCGAATAATCACCAAAAACAAGATCATCTCTATTTATTTTTTCTGTAATTAAAAATTTTACCAAAAATCCATATAATCTAATCATTTCTTCTATTAAAGAAGTATTTAATTGATAATCAGCTGAATTTGAAAAATTGAAATTCATATGTAATTTGATCCTTAATTTGCAAAACTATTTATATAAACATGCAAACACAAGAATCATTTTTGTTATAAATAATAAATACAAAACAATTTCTTGCTCTTCTGAAGAGTAAGGTATACGATTTTAAATATATAACAGTTACAAATAAACTTAAGAGGAATTATGATTCTAACAGAAATTGTAAAGAATTTTCTAAAACAGCCCGAAGATAATTCTAAAAAAAATAGTTCAAATGTGAAACAACAGAATGTTCTTTTAGATTTATCTAATGAAGATTTGTATCCAATAAGTGGCTCTTTTTTTGATTCTAATGATTCTCAAAATGGATTTTTCAATTTTGGTGAAATAGATGATGTTATACTAAAACAAAAAAATAAAATAATGACATATAGACAGTTATCTATGACAGCTGATGTTACAGATGCTATAGATGAAATTGTTAATGAGATCATATTCAGTTATGACGATCAGATTCCATTAAAAATAGAAATTGACACAGAGAATGAAAAGATAATTAAAACAATTTCAGAAAAATTCGATAAGATAATTAAACTAACCAAAATAAGAAAAAATTTATTTTCATTAGTAAAGAATTCATATATTGATGGTCAAATTATCATTCATTGCGCTTACGACAAGAATAACACAAAGAACGGAATCAAATCAATAAAAATGATTGAGCCTTGTATGTTGTATTTTGATAAAAAGTCAAAAACATATAAGTACCTGAAGGAAGATAAACTAAAGATTAAAAATAGTTTTCAAAACTCTGAAGAAGAATATACTATTGAAGAATTGATCAAAGAAGATTTTGGATTACGAGATGGATTAATATCTCTAAGCTATTTAGAGTATGCTGTTAAACCAGCAAATATGTTAAAAACTCTAGAAGATTTACTAATACCTTTGAGATTTAGTAGATCAATTTCTAGAAGAGTATTTAACGTTGATATTGGAGATTTGCCTCACAAGCGTGGTACTGAGGTAATGAGTGAGTACCAGAGTAAATTCAAGTACAAAAAATTCTATAATAACGAAACTGGAGAAGTTTCTAATCAGCAACACATTACATCGATGGTTGAGGATTATTGGTTCGCTAACCGCTCCGGTGGAAAAGGAACTACAGTTGATGTTCTAGATGAAACCGGTAATCTTGGTGAAATGAACGACATTTTATACTTTGCTAAGAAATTATACAGATCTATGAAAATTCCAAGTAATAGAATTGATATCAACCCAGAAGGTGATAAAGATTTTAGTTACGATGAAACAAGAACAACTAAAGAAGATATGAAATTCTTTATGTTCATTTCAAGATTAAGACAGGTTTATTCTTCATTATTCAAGGAAATACTTAAAAGGGAAATCATTTCTACTGGTATTCTTTCTGAAACAGAATGGAATAATCTTGAGGATTCGATACGAGTGCAATTCGTTAATGAGAATAAATTCATAGAGAAAATGAAACTTGATAATTTCATGAGTAAACTAGAGATATATACGACAGCATCTGAGCATCAAGGAAAACTGTTCTCTGTTAATAAGATTCTCACTGATATATTCAAAATGACTCAAGATGAGATTATAAAAGAATTTGAAGAAATCAAAAAAGAAGAAAAGAATCCGTTATTTAATAAATTCTATGGCGGAACAGATGATGGAGAATCGAAATGGTAAAGGTTATAAATAAAATAAGTTATCTGGATTATCTTATAGAAGAATATACGGGTTCAATAAAACTTAAAAAGTTCGCTATAGAGCATCCAGATAAGGAAGAAGAAAAGAATAGACGAACAATAATATATATTGAAGATAAGTTTCTTGCTAACAAAATAAAGAATATTGTTCAAGATGATTCAAGAGGAACTCATGTTCAAATAAAAAATGAAGATAATCATTCAGCAATCTATATTTCAACAAAAGATCAAATTAGTTTAATTCTAGTTCTAAACAAAATATCAAAAATTCTGAAAGATTACAATGAAAAAATTTAATTTTAAACAATTCTTAAATGAGGAATCCGAGAAAGAATATTCGGATTTGTTAGATAAGGTTGCAACCTTATTTGATACAGTTGTTGGTGATAATCTAGTATGGGTTAAAAACGACGGTCAAAAGGCAACTGTACTAATATCCGGAGAAGATTATGTTCTGAAGGATATGGATGGCAAAATTATAAAAACTCAAAAGCTATATAAAGATGGTGAAATAACTAATTATAGTTTAGGTATTTCAAGATTAAAAGAATTTATTGCTGCTATTGAAAATGAACAATTCGTATGAAATTTAAAAATTACATAGAAACAGCAAAAGAACTTTCCGAATCAGCTCAACTGAAATTAGAACTTATTACAAAAATAGGTGCTTTATTAGGCTTAGCTGAACTATCAGATTTAAAGAAAATTCTCAAAATTTTAGAAAATGAAAAAGAAGGAACAAAATGAACTTTAAAGAATATTTAACTAATAGCATTAATGAAGCTAAAATGACTAATGAAGAAATTAAATCAGCCTGTCAAACTCTAGTAAAGAATGGTGATTCTAAAGCTAAGGAATTTGCACAAGGCATGCTTAATTATTTTAAGGAAAACGGTTCATTTCATCCGAATCAAGTTTCCGGTCTTCAGAACATCATGAAGAACGCTTCATTCCAAATGGCCAAAAAAGATTAAAGAATTGACCGAAAATGTCACTAAACTAAAATTTTAGCGGACCTTAAAGAACCAGATATTACTAGATAGGTTAGTCCATTTAGTTCTGAATATTATGAATGTTCAGATGAATTATTTGGTTTTCTGTACATTAGACATTCTTGTCTTTTGAATATACAGAAAGTAATGCTATTCAATTCATAAAGGAGAAAAATATGGCAGAAATGCTTTCACCCGGCGTATATATTACCGAAATCGATGCGAGTACAATAGCCCCATCTGTATCTAATAGTATAGCCGTTTTTGCTGGTAACTTTGATAAGGGTCCCGTTGATTCTTATATGCTAATTACTTCAGTTGATGAACTAATTGCATTCTATGGTTTACCAGGTGACTCAAA